TTGATTGCTTCATTTGCAATAGATCCACTATCTAATGTAACATTAACAGTTGTGTTTGTTGAAAAAGATGATGATGATATTGTACCAAATAAAGTTCCAGGTGACGTTTGAATTATTTTTACTCTTCTACCTGTATGATAAAAAGCTGTTACATCTACACCAGCAATTGTAAATGATGTGCCACTTGCATAAGCTGCTGTAAAAGATCCTGAACCATCACCATACTCAACCCATTGTGCATCATTAAACCAATCCCTTGTGTTTTTCATCAATGCTCTAATTGCATTGTTTAGATTTGAAGGTAACATACCTTCTGCAACTGAAATACCATTAAGTGATGTGTTACTTGATTGTGTTGTTGAATAATCTTTAATATTTGATGTCATCTAATCTCCTAAAAACCATGCAAAGACTTTGTTACTTTCTTTATTTTTATCATTAATTAAGGTGTTGATTGCCTCTTCAATTTGTCTTTGAAAAAACTCTTGTGTTTCAAAACTGTATCTTACATTATCAATATCAGTTTTTTCTGTCATCTTAAACCTATTCTTGTTGCTGTAAGATCAACTCCTTGTGCATGATTCCAAGCAACACCACTTGGAGTTTTCACTTTTATTTTAAAATATCTGCCTGATTGTCTTACAGGATTATTACCACTTGTATTCATACTAGAGGTTAATGATTCTGTTGAATTATCTGCTAATCTTTCTCTACTTTTAATAGTTACAGATGCAGCAGCATCTACAATCGGTCTGATATTCGTTATACTACTTCTATGTCCTGGAAACAACTCTAATTCTCTTGTTTCTATAGTTCCTTCATTTGCTGTGCCTGAGAAGATGGCTGCTTTGAAATCATTGTCTATTGCACCAAGAAGCATCTGACCACCATTCCAAAAATCAGTATCTAACGCAATATTAATTTGATCTAGGTTTTGAGATATAATATCCATCAATTCTACTGTATATGCACCAACGAATTGAGAAAAAATTGTACTAGCATCACAATCTGCTAATGACCATTTTTGAGTAGCATAATTATAAATAATAATTTTATCACAAATTCCTGTTGTATTTGCAGTATTACTTGCAGATGGATATAACCACATTGCTAGTTGATTGAAAGGATCAACTGCTGCACAAATTCTATCTGAAAAAGCTTTGTTTAAATCAATATCAAAAAATCTATTCACTTTTTCAGCACCGATAGAAATGACTTGGTCGCCATTTATTTCAAAAAAACCATCGTCTGCATAGAAAAATACTCTTCTATTATCTTGACATACAGTTCTACCTAACACAGCACCTCTATTTGGTGAAATAACAGATAATCTAAATACTGTTGAACCACCCACATAGTCCATACGAATTATTTGATTTTGACGAAATATATATCCTATTTCACCTGATGTAATATGAACTATTTGACCTCCTGATCCTGGTAAGTCTTGTAAATCAGATTGTTTATTTCCTGCTTCCCATGTTGTAATATCATTTATTCCTGACCATTGAATTCTGTTACTAAAATTTGTATGATTACCTGTAACTAAAAAATCTCTTACTACACCACTAACTTTAAATACTGGAACTGTGCCTGATGATCCAATGCTTGATAAATTTGCAAAGTTTGTAGAAGTTCCCATCAAATAATATAATGGTGCATCTTTTCCATTACTTGCAATGACATGATTACCAAATTGTGTAAATGTAAAATATTCATTGTTTGCTCCTGTCAATCCTGATTTTCTTGAAGTAAAAGATCCTGATGCTAATTGGAAAATATCTGTATTAGTTGCAACAAAATTAAAAACTGTATTTGAATTATCTCTAAATGAACCAGCTCCTCTTGAATCTTTTGTTAGATTATTTGAACTGTAAGGA